TCCTACGTCTGACCAAGATGCGGCTACAAAGCACTACTTAGAAAACACTTGGTTATCAGCGTCAGACAAAACTACTCTTAACAATGTTAATAGCAATATAGCGGCAATTAATACTGTTAATAGTAACATATCAGCTATATCAACAGCTAACTCAAATTCTACAAACATTAATACTGTAGCTAATAACATTGGCTCAGTTAATACAGTAGCGACAGATATTACAAAAGTTGTAGCTGTAGCAAACGATTTAGCAGAAGCAGTATCAGAAGTTGAGACTGTAGCTGACGATTTAAACGAAGCAACATCAGAGATTGACACTGTTGCTACAAATATAACTAATGTTAATAACGTAGGTAATAGTATTACTAACGTAAATACAGTTGCTACAAACATCAGTGACGTAAACACTGCGGCAACTAACATTACAGCAATACAAGGTGCTAGTGGAAATGCCTCAACAGCAACGACAAAAGCGGCAGAAGCGGCTACGTCTGCTACAAATGCGGCTAACTCTGCAACTGCGGCGGCTAATAGTGCTACTGCGGCGGCAAACAGTGCCTCTTCAGTTAATGTTACAACAGGATTAGTGATTGCTATGGCAATCGCATTATAAACAAAGGAAAATAAATGGCTCAAAACTTTAGAAGAAATACAAGTAACAATGTTGGTACATCACCAGTTAGTGTGTACACAGCAGACAGCTACGATACTATAGTTGGAATAGCCTTAACTAACGTATCAGGGTCATCTATTAATGTAGATTGTTATATCAATGATGGTGCAAATGACATACATTTAGTTAAGTCAGCTCCAATTCCAGTTGGTTCGCAATTACAGTTAATTGATGGCGGAGCTAAAATAGTAGTACAAAACGGAGATGTTATTAAAGTAGTTTCTGACACAGCTAGTTCATGTGATGTGTGGGTTTCTGCGGTTGATAGCATAAGCACATAATGGCTTACATAGGACAGACTCCGAGTGCTGTTGTTACATCTTCATCACAAATACAAGATGGTGCAGTAGAATTACAAGATATTTCTGCGGCGGCACAAGCAAGTTTAGGGACAGTAGATTTTTACGGATTTAAAAAATTAGCTAATGGTACACTAGAGTTAGAATACTCAAATGGTTCTGACAATGTATCAGTAGCAAATAATGACACATCACAATCAGATAAATACGCTGAAAGTTTTGTATCAAAACGAGGACTAACATTTTCAGTAGATGCCAGTGGCAATCTGAATGTTACAATTTAACAATAATAAGGAGAAAATAAGGCAATTATGGCAACATTAAATTTAGGAAGAATTAAGCCAGTATTTCAAGGTGCTTACAATAACAGTACAGCTTATGTGGTTGACGATATTGTAACATTTGGAGATGAAACTTTCATCTGTATACAGGCTTCTACAGGTAACGCTACGTCCAACGCTTCCTATTGGACAAAATTAGCGGCTAAAGGAACGAATGGTACAGATGGTACAGATGTAGGAACAGTAATAACAACACAAGGTGATTTATTATACAGAGATGGTTCTGGTCTTCAAAGATTAGGTGCAGGAACTTCTGGTCAAGTTTTACAGACTGGTGGCTCTGGTGCTAATCCAAGTTGGACTAATGTATCATCTGACTTTGTATTACTAGGAACAACAGATGTTACTTCTAATACAGCATCAGTCACATTTGATGGATTATTTTCATCAACTTATAAAAATTATAAAATATTTGGTTCTAATGTTTTATTATCTGGACAAACTGCTTTAAGATTTAGAGCAATGGTAGGTAATTCTGAATATACATCTGGTCACTATTATTGTGTTCAAAGTACAACATATTCAAATAATAATGGTGGAAGTGCAGATGCTAGTAGAGATTGGGGTACAGACAATTTTAGATTTACTAATTGGGATTGGTCATCAAATGCTTCAAGCTCAAGTGCTTTTGAATTAACAATACATGACCCATTAAAAACAAATAATGATACAAATTTTCATGCTCAAATGATGGTTAATAATAACAACTATAATTATGTCATTATAAGTAATGGTGGTTATACTTTATCTGCTAATACTGCTTTGACTGGTATCAAAATATATTGTGCTCAAAATATAGCTAGAGGTAATTTTAAACTTTATGGAATTAAATAGGAGAATAATTAAATGACAAAAAAACTAGTAATTGATTTAGAAAATCCAAATGGTGTTTTAGTTGATATGACACCAGAAGAAGAAACACAAAGAGAAGCTGATATTGCTAAAGATGAAGCTGAAAAAACTGCAAAAGCTGAAGCTGATGCACAAGCACAAGCAGATAAAGAAGCTAAAGATGCTTTAAAAGCTAGTGCTAGAGCCAAATTGATGGCAGGAGAAGCATTAACAGAAGATGAAGCTAACACGATAGTATTATAATATGGCATACATAGGTGTAGGTTTAGACCGAATACAAACAGTAGAAAAGCTAGATAACATTACGTTTAATGGTGGTTCTACTTATAATCTAACTAAAGGTTCTACAGCATTTACACCCATTGGAGCAGACCATATAATTTGCTCAATCAATGGTGTAGTACAGTTTGGAAACTTTACAGTTAGTGGGTCTCAAATTACATTTACAGGTGCAACACTTACGGCTTCCGATACAATGGACTTTATATTCCAAATCGGAACAGGAGTAGCACTTACACCTAATGACAACTCTGTTACTGCGGCTAAATTATCTACAACAGGTATTGCGGCAGGACAAGTATTTAAAGTTAATGATGCAGGAAATGGTTGGGAGCTAGGAAATGCTAGTTCAGCAGAAGTCTATGGTTTTGAAAGATACCATGAACCATCAACTATACACATAACAGTTACAGATAGTGGTGGTAAATATTATATTAATGGTGTTCAACAAGATACTTTAGAATTATTTGAAGGAAATACTTATGTATTTACACACCCTTCATCACACCCATTTAGATTTTCTACAGATAGTGGTAACACATCTGCTTACACTACAGGTGTAACAGTAGATTCATCAACGCAAGTGACATTTGTAGTACCTAGTGGAGCTCCAACGCTTTACTATTACTGCTCATCACACGCAAATATGGGTGGACAGGCTAACACACCTGCACCAATACCAAACAAATTAAGATATATCACGACTAATCAAGGTCAAGATAACATTACAAACGAAAAATACGCCACGTTTAGTGATGTTTTATACAGTGCTTCAGGTTTTACCTTTAGCATGGACAGCAATGGCGACTTAATAGCTACAATATAACAAGGAGAAAATAACAAATGGCTACAGTAAATATCGGTTCGTTGAAGTTTAACTGGAAGGGAGCTTACAACGGAAGCACAGCCTATGCGATAGATGACGTTACAGAGTACAATGGGTCGTCTTACATTTGCATATTGGCAAGTACAGGTAACCTTCCAACTAATACTACGTACTTTCAACCAATGGCAACAAAAGGTACTGACGGTACTGACGTTGGCACAACATTAACAACACAAGGTGATTTATTATACAGAGATGGCTCTGGTCTTCAGAGACTAGGTGCAGGTACTTCAGGTCAAGTTTTACAGACTGGTGGCTCTGGTGCTAATCCATCTTGGACTAATCAAGCAGGTGGTGGATTGAGATTTATTTCAAAACACAATCTTACATCAGATAGTTCTGAATGGATATTTGACCAAATATTTGCAAATAACACATCATACAATATATTTAAAATCTATATTTATAATTTAACACACACATCAACTTCAGATGACGATATATGTGCAGATTTAAGACGAGGTTCAAGTGGAAGTGAAAGCAGTATGAGAGGTTCATACGCATTAATGTATCACAGAGACAGACGACATGGAAACGCAGGTGCTAATAATTATCTAGCAACTGATAGTGCAGGACATGGTGGTTTTAGATTTCAGCATAGTGGAATAGATGGTGGTGCAGATAACAAATCACATTATGCTTTACTTACAATTTTTAATCCTCATAAAAAAGATGGTAATGGAAATCAAGTAAATATGAAAACTATGATGCATGTTATGACTATGGGAATGACTAACAGTAATGGTAGTGGTTCGCATTTTTATTCAGGTGAAGCATGGGGAATGTACGATAATGACGACCAAGTTGCTACTGGTTTTAGTTTAAGACCATCTAGTAATCAATTAAGAGCCGCATCAGGTAATCAACCAATGGTTCTAGTTTTTGGAGTATCAGAAAGTTAATAGGAGAAAAATAATATGAAAATAACATACGCAAAAGCTGATGGCACAAATGTAGAAGTTGAAGCTACTGCTGAATATGTTGCACAAAACGAAAAAGAAGTGCAATGGTATCAAAATAAAATAGCAGAAGAACAAGCAGAAGCACAAGCTAAAAGAGATAATCAAGCTAGTGGTAATCAAAAGTTTTTAGATATGGGATTAACACAAGCTGAAGCAACAGCTTTGACTGGTTATACACCACCAGTTGAGGAGTAATAAATAATTAAAAGGAAACAAATAGATGGCGATAATTAAAGTAGCAAATAGAGCTATAGACCTAGATGCGGCAGAAATTCCAAACCTAGACGCAAGTAAAATTACTACAGGTAACTTTGATGCAAGTCGTATCGGAAGCGGCACGTTTGCAGATGCTAGGATAGCGGCATCTAATGTATCTCAACACGCAACTTCTTTTGATGATAATAAAATTGTTAATGATATTTCTACATTAGGATTAAGAGTACATACACAAGA